ATGTTTAAACCGGAACTCCTTTCCCCGGCGGGAACGCTGAAAAATATGCGTTACGCTTTCGCTTATGGCGCAGATGCTGTTTATGCGGGCCAGCCGCGTTACTCCCTGCGTGTGCGCAACAACGAATTCAACCACGAAAATCTTCAGCTCGGCATTAATGAAGCCCATGCGCTGGGGAAAAAGTTTTATGTCGTGGTCAACATTGCACCGCACAACGCCAAGCTGAAAACCTTTATCCGTGACCTGAAACCGGTGGTGGAAATGGGGCCGGATGCGCTGATTATGTCTGATCCAGGGCTGATTATGCTGGTGCGTGAGCACTTCCCTGAAATGCCGATCCACCTCTCGGTGCAGGCTAACGCCGTGAACTGGGCGACGGTGAAATTCTGGCAGCAAATGGGACTGACCCGCGTGATCCTCTCTCGCGAGCTGTCGCTGGAAGAGATTGAAGAGATTCGTAATCAGGTGCCGGATATGGAGATCGAGATCTTCGTTCACGGCGCGCTGTGCATGGCCTACTCCGGTCGCTGCCTGCTCTCTGGCTATATCAACAAGCGCGACCCGAACCAGGGCACCTGCACCAACGCCTGCCGCTGGGAGTACAACGTCCAGGAAGGGAAAGAAGATGACGTTGGCAACATCGTACACAAGTACGAGCCGATTCCGGTGCAAAATGTTGAGCCGACGCTGGGTATCGGCGCACCAACTGACAAAGTGTTTATGATCGAAGAAGCCCAGCGTCCGGGCGAGTATATGACCGCGTTTGAAGATGAGCACGGCACTTACATCATGAACTCGAAAGATCTGCGCGCCATCGCCCATGTAGAACGCCTGACCAAAATGGGCGTGCATTCGCTGAAAATCGAAGGCCGTACCAAATCTTTCTACTATTGCGCACGCACCGCACAGGTTTATCGTAAAGCTATCGATGATGCCGCTGCGGGCAAACCGTTCGATACCAGCCTGCTGGAAACGCTGGAAGGTCTGGCGCATCGTGGCTATACCGAAGGTTTCCTGCGTCGTCATACTCACGACGATTATCAGAACTACGAATACGGTTATTCAGTTTCTGACCGCCAGCAGTTTGTTGGTGAGTTTACCGGTGAGCGCAAGGGCGACCTCGCGGCGGTAGCGGTGAAAAATAAATTCTCCGTTGGCGACAGCCTTGAGCTGATGACGCCGCAAGGCAACATTAACTTTACCCTTGAGCACATGGAAAACGCCAAAGGTGAAGCTATGCCGGTCGCACCAGGCGATGGTTATACTGTGTGGCTCCCGGTCCCGCAGGATCTTGAGCTAAATTACGCGCTCCTGATGCGTAATTTCTCCGGGGAAACCACGCGTAACCCCCACGGTAAGTGATTAATTTCGATTATTTTTCCCGGATGGAAAATTCTTAGAAACCGATCACATACAGCTGCATTTATTAAGGTTATCATCCGTTTCGCTGAAAAACATAACCCATAAAATGCTAGCTGTACCAGGAACCACCTCCTTAGCCTGTGTAATCTCCCTTACACGGGCTTATTTTTTACGTACAACAAATTGAAATAAAAGGATTTATTTCTGGTCACGTCCACACATTGACCACATCGACAAAAAAAGCCCCTCGACTGAGGGGCTTCCTGTTTCTAATTACATCCACATAATTTGCTGCCCTGACGGCAACGGGTGCGGCCTTACGGCGTGGACTTCTCCCGGCTTCACGATGTATCGCTGTACCGACTCATAAGTGATGAACGTGGCGCTGCAATTCACGTTCTGACACTGGTGATAACGCTCTTTTGTCGTGTCAGTGATATAGCGACTTGTACGCGCATGTGCGGCATGCTGGCATAAAGGACAATGAAACATCGCGAGCACCTCTTCCGGTTTTGTTGATGGTGCCATTTTAGTTAATTTACCCTTATAAAACAAACAGATAAAAACAAAGCATCACTCATCATCTTCTGTTTCGTACTCCACATCAGAAAGCCTGACCTCAAGCTCTAAGGACGTCGTGAAGCCGCTATTATTCAGAAAATGTGTCACCTTAGTGATTGTCCAGTCCTGCTCGTCTATGACGCGCTTAAAGCCTGATACTTTGACCGGCGTTTCCGTGTAAATATCTGCCCGACCGGTAGCCAGACTGATGGAAAACTCCGCAACGCCCCGTTGCAGCTTATCCCACTTCGCCTGAGCGGCGCGCATGGCCTGCGCTTTCGTGGCATATACCGTGGTCAGGGCAAAAACGTTGTCAGCTTCACCGGCCATGTATTCACCTTCGCGCGCTTCCGGTACTTTTGGCGCTTTCTTCTGCGTGACTGGTTTCGCTTTCGGGTGCTCCAGTGCGCGCAGGTGTTTTTCTTTCTTTTTGCGTTTCAGTTTTACCTTCTGCTTTTGCGGCTTCGGGTCTTTGGTGTGAAGCCACTTTGCCGTTACGCCGGTATAGGCTCCACGGTCAGCAATCGCAAAATGGTGGCGGTCGCCGTCGCTGCGGGTTATGGTGACCTGCGGGATTTTTTTACCGCTGGCCGTCACCCCCTGCCCCGCTTTGAGAAACAACAGTTTTCCCATTTTTACCGAGACCTCACCGCCGTTGCGTTCTGCAAGACGGGTCAGGAATTTCGCATCAGACTCCTGCGACTGGTCGATGTGCGGGATTTTAATTCCGGCCAGTGACGGAGCGACACTGGCTTCCAGCCTGTTACGGGTGGCTATCGCCTCAACAATCGCACCGAGCGTGGTGTCATGCCAGGAGCCTTCCCGGCGGGAATTGAGCGTCCCGCGAAAATCTGCACTCCGGGCGCGGATGGTGACCACATCCGGTGCGCCCCGGTGTTCAACCTCATCAACGGTAAATTTCCCTTTGCATACCAGGGCAAAACCTTTCCAGCCGATATACACCGTCAGGACAGCGCCACGAACCGGCAGCCCGACCTGCCCGTCGGCATCGTTCAGTTCAATATCAAGCTGGTCAGCCTCAAAGCCCCGGTTATCCGTCAGGGTCATGCTCATCAGACGGTCGCTGATATTGCCGGTAATATCCCTGCTGTCGAGCATCAGCATGTAATCCGGCGTCAGCGTACTGCCTGCATCAAATGTCAGCGCATCCAGCATTATCCCGCCCCCGTCATACCCGTGAATCTGGTCGCCATACTGCCAGCCTTACCGATGAGCGATTCCGCCTGTTTACCGATATCGCCATAAAGCGCGGCCAGTGATTCATCAACGCGGGTGAGCGACAGCGTAAAATCAATTTTCCGGGGTGTGCCGTCTGCAAAGAAAATACTCCCTGTTTCACTCACTCTGCTGATGACATACATGCCGTAAATCATGCCGGTGCCATCCAGCAACGGCCACGCCCGGCCTTCCTCTGCCATCAGCCTGAGCGTGGTCATCGTCAGCTTCCCGCCGGTCAGTTCGGGATAAAGCACGCCGGCAAGCGTCATGTTTTCCTCACCCACACCGAGAAACTGAAAGGCATCCCGTTTACCGATACGGGAATTTGACGGCCAGCGATAATCTGATTCGCGCTGCATGGTCTGGTGTGGCAGTGTCTGGCGCATAAAAACAAACATACCTAACGCGAGCATCATTTTTCGTCACCTCCTTAACCGTCATGCATCATGCTGGCACGGGCGCGCGCACGTTTATCCCGCTCGTATTTTTCGAGCGCATCCTGTAACTGGCGGTCGAGCTGAGTCCCCGGCGCAGTACCGCCCGTCAGGCTGATGTGATATTCGTTTTTACTCTGGTCCACATAAGAGCGGCCAGCCGGTGCCGTGACCGGCTGATAAGCCTGATAGCCTGCATAAGAGCTGGTCGCCGGAATATAACCACCGGTGCCATACGTGGCGGCATTAGTCCTTGCGGCGGTCTGGTCAAGTGTGTCTGACTCTTTGTTGATAACACCGAGTTTTTCCAGTACCCAGTCAATACCACTGCGCAGTTTGTTGAACGCATTAAGCGGCAGCATCAACGCGTCAGCCAGTGCCTGCCCGAACATGACGCCCGTGTCACGGCAACGGTTCAGGGTGTCCTGTGTGGCTTTAACCGGGGCAATCAGGTTTTTAAACCACTGCCACGCGGCCTGTAACTTTTCGCCCAGCCAGTCAAACACCGGCTTAAGTGGCGTGAACAGTTCCCCCACCGGCGCAAATGCCGCTTTCAGCCCTTCAACCACACCGCCGAAGAATGCGCTGACAGGCTCCCAGTATTTACGGATAAGCAACGCCCCGGCGACAATGGCGGCCACCACGGCCACAACCGGCCAGCTAATCGCACCGATGGCCGTCATAACAGCACTGCCAACCGTCGTGAAGATTGCCCCCATTGCGCCTGCTGCCGCGATAATAGCATTGATGCCGGTGATAACCGGCCAGGCTACGAGGCCAATGGCACCAATGATGCCAGTCAGCGCCAGTGCACCACCGGCAATAATGCCGATGGTTGACGCCAGTGATTTGTTTTTCTGGATCCAGCCGTCGAGTTTTAACACATACATTGTGGCCGTCTGCGTGAGCTTACGCAGTGCGCCTTCCTGCTGGTCAAACAGGTCAGTCCCCACCGCCTCATAAGCGGACTGAAACTCCTTAAAGTCACCGCCGAGATTGTCCTGCATGATATTTACCAGCTCTGCGGTCTTCCCGTCTGAGACTTTAAACGCAGCGGTCAGTTTGTCCAGCTTTCCGGTTGAGGCGGCAGTCATCAGCACAGCGGCGGATGAGCTGGCCTCCTCCCCGAAAATGGTTTTCATGTATTCAGCCTGCTGGGCAGTACCGAGCCGGTTTTTCTCAAAACTGGCCTGCATTTCTTTCAGAATGGTAAATACTGGTCGGGTATTCCCCTTAGTGTCTGAGGTTTTCACGCCAAGCTCTTTGAGTGCATCCCATGCTTTTCCCGTCGGTGCCTGCAGGCGACTTAACACGGCACGGCTTCCCGTCCCCGCCATTGAGCCTGTGATTTTTGCATCATGCAGCGCCCCGACCATTGCGGCGGTTTCTTCAATGCTGACACCGGCATTTTTTGCCACAGGTGCGGCATAGGTCAGCGCATCGCTCATGCCGTCAAAATCGGCGGCAGTTTTGTTCATCGTCATGGAGAGAACATCCCCGATATGAGCGACCTTATCGTTTGAAAGCTGAAAGGCGGATTTCATCCCCATCAGCAGGGCGGCGTTTTCTTCCATCGTGCGGCGGTTCGCCAGCGCCATATTCAGCGTGACCGGCGTTGCCGCCTGAATGGCATCAACATCCCCACCGGCTTTCGCAATGATAATCTGTGCACCGGCTGCATCATCCGCCGAGGCGGCAGTATTGTCACCGAGCTGGCGCGCCTGCTTGCGGAGTGCGGCCATTTCGGCGGAGTCTTTTGCCACACCGAGCACGGCCTGCAATTCTGAGTTTTTCTGCGCAAACTCATAACCGGGCATCAGTATCTTAACACCGGCCATCGTTCCCGCCGCCGCAATCCCCACTCCGGCAGCGCCTACTGAGGCCATATTTCCGGCCAGTTCCTTTCCTGCCTGATAACGCTGTTTGACTGCGTTAAGTTTTGCCTGTTGTGCACTGACACGCGCCAGTGCATCGCGCTGACGGTTAAGTTGTGCGGTGGTTTCACTGATACGGTTTTTCAGCCCCTGCTCATCATGTGCAAGATTGCGGGTATTAATTCCCACAGCGGCCAGTTCCCGCTGCTGGCGTTTAACAGAATCCGTCAGGCGGTTATATTTCGCCTGTAAGTCCTCCGCCGCACGCTTTGCGGATTCCAGCACTTTCGCCTGAGCACGGGTTGGACGTTCGGTATTTTTAAACTGTGTGGCAAGGGCTTCGGCCTCCTGCCGTGCCTTTTCAAGTGCATGACCAGTCACGGCGAGCTGTGCACTGGTCTTGCGGAATCCCTCAATACGGGATGCGTGACCGTTCAGCTCGCGCAGTGATTTTTGTGTTTCCCGGATATCCCCCGACAGCGACTTACTCGCTGTACGGATGGATTTAAACGGGCGGGATGCCTGGTCAACAGCCCTGAGCAATACCTGTAATTTTACATTGTTACTCATTCGTGTTTCCGCTTCGCCGGAGCGCCTTTTCGCGCCATGTGATGAGTTCGGTCAGGCTCATGGGATACAGTTCTGATGGCGGCCAGTGAAATATCACTGCCACATCCGCCATCAGGTCATCGACCGACAGATTTTTCGGAAACGTCACTGCACCGAGTTCGGCGACAAAAAACCGACCACCTTACCGGCCAGCGCCACAAGGTCAGGCAGTTCCAGCGCGGCGACTTCCTGCTCGGTCAGCATCGGTGCCGTCATGCGCGGCAGCACCTTAATCAGTGCATCGACTTCAGAGTTCGCGACCGCAGCCAGACTGACACCGCGCAGCGTCCCGGCACTGGGTTTCATCAGCGTGACCTGTTCGATGACCTGCTCACCACGCTTGACCGGATTGTCCAGGGTAATCACATTTTCTTTGTTCATGGTTTTCTCACTTCTTAATCGGGGGTTAACCGGTCAGCCTGGCTGACCGGATGAAAATCACAGGCCGATATTGCGGCGGTGTTGCTCCAGCCGGTCGACGCCGTTCACCTTCTCAATCATGTTGATGGTGTCGATTTCGACCAGCTCCTTACCGTCCATCGTCAGCCGGAAATAGGTGCAGACCACGGAGATTTTCGACTCGGTGTCTTCTCCCTGTTTACCCTCGCCGGTGTCGATTTCTTTCTGACGTCCACGCATGACCACTTCGACGGCCACCGTTTCGCCGGTATCGTCGCGCTGGTAAGAGCCTGCAAAACGAATCGGCACGGCATCCACACCGGTTGAGGCGTAAAGCTCCCAGATAACCGAATCCGGGAAGCCACCGAGCGACCACTCCATTGACAGCGCATCGTCATCAAGGCCGAGGTCTACCGGTGCGCTGCCGTTCATCCCCGCACCGCGATAGTTTTCGAGCTTACGGGTCAGTTTTGGCAGCGTGACGGACTTTGCAACGCCCTGATAGCTGTAGCCGTTCAGAAAGACGTTCATTAACTTGAGTTTGCGCGGCATTGCCATCGGTCAGGCTCCTTAATTGCTGTTAACCGAGGTGACCAGATTTGCCAGGTATTTATCGGTAATACGCTGGCGCAGGGTCAGGTTTTCAAGAGGAGGCACCGGAGTATAGTCGTAGTCGATATACAGTTTTCCGGCCTTGAGGGTTTCCGCATCGTTGGATTCTTCGCTGAACCAGCAGGTCGCATCCACGATATAGCCGTTTGTTTTCAGCTCACGGAATTTGGCATTGATGCCGTCAACGATGTCGCGAATCAGCGTTGCGGTGATGGGCTTGTCCACCGCCCACATGTGCGCCTCAGCCATCGTGTCGGCCAGCACCTGCGCGGTGCGGGTGTAGTTTTCAAAGAGGAACAGCGGGTCATCAGAGCAGGTACGGTTACCCCAGAAGCGGAAACCGTCGCGGCGAATCAGCGTAGTGACGCCTGACTCATTAAGCAGGTCAGCATCGGTGCCGGACTCCTGCAAATCCCAGAATACAGAGGCGCTGATGCCGGTAACACCGTTCACCCCAACGTTGGACAGTGTTTTATGCCAACCCTGCTCCTGGTCGATTTTAGCGCGCAGACCCAGCGCACGGGCGGTGGCATACGCGGTGGCGGTGGTACTGGTGACCGTATCCCATGCGAGGAAATCCGGCCAGATGACCATCAACTCACGCTGGCTGAAATTCTGGCGGTAGGCTTTCACCTCGGAAATGGTCTTACAGCCCCATGCGCTGATATATCCGAAAGCACGCAGCTTCTGACAGACGGATGCCAGTGCAACAGCCACCTCTTTGGTATCCAGTCCCGGCACACCGAGAATACGCGGTTTAACACCGGTTACCGACTCCGCCGCCAGCAGGGCTTTCAGTCCGGTGTACTGACCGTTTTCGTCGGTGGTGCCGATGATATTGGAAACGGTCTGCGCGAGTTTCGTTTCCTCGTCGTCGCCGGTGCCGTCTTCCACACGCACGACAACGGTGACCGGTTTTGACTGGTCGGCGATGGCCTGCAACGATGCCGCCAGCGTGCCTTTTTTACCGGCCTTTGCAATTGCGCTCTGCACATTGGTAATCAGCACCGGTTTATTGAGGGGGAAGGTTTCCGCATCCGCATCGCTGGCCGTGCAGACCATGCCGACAATGGCCGTGGATACGGTGGAAATGACGCGGGTGCCGTCGTTAATCTCCAGCACCTGCACGCCGTGATGATAGTCACTCATCCGTTTAACTCCGTGGTTAATGGGTGCAACTATTTTCCGTTGGGTAGTACATGAGACGCTATTTGACCTGGCTGGTCAGTGGATGAAACAACAGATAAAGAAAAGGCGGGCAATCTGCCCGCCTGTCCTGATTTGTACACACTCATTTTCCGACTGACAATTTACATAGCCAAAACGCTATCAAATCTGACAGCCTGTTTTGAGCGAAGAGGAACCTGAGATTGTGGTATGCTAATTTATGGGGAGCAGGTCAATTGTATTAGTTATCTTTTGGCCTTTCTTTATCCCATTTCTTTACAGTGGTCTGATACCACTCTTCACGTGCTCGTTGTTCCTCTGCTCTGTCACTTGAATTATAGTTGTCTGTTTTAATTTTTTTGCTTCCCTGGGAAATCGGCCTCCAGTCTTCTCTAATCTTTTTCATCTGCTCAGCTATCTGTGTCATTGGACTCCTTGCACCTAAGTAGCTAACCCCCTCGAAAGAAGCCATATCATAAGAATACTCATTCCGCTCTCTTTCAGTTGAGCCCGGCTGTTTAGACCAGCTAATACTAACAGAATAAACTTGATCTTTAATCTGGTCATACTTACAAAGACTGCTGTTGAGGGAATGGCCGTTTTTCAATACGCTAACCTTGCTAAATGGTATACCTTTATTTTTTCTATGTTCTGCATTAACCAGTGGGGGATTAAATTCGACTTCAATATCATAGGCTGGGGCATTTCCGGTATTAGCAATATTGATATCAAAATAAAAAGCAGCCCAAGAATTTGGTTCAAGAGTCACAACGACATGAGGTTGAACTGATGCGTCAACCATCCTTTTTGTCTCGTCTGCTAATAGCCTTGTTACTCTCCACAAGAAAAATGTAGCAACTGCTGTTAGCAATGCTGCCAAAGCGGAGATAAGTGTACTTACTGTGTTTATATGCTCTGCGATAAATTCGATCATGAGTTGTCCTTGGGGGCGTACTAATTGTTTTCAATACTAAAATAGCGCCGGGCTTGAAAAATTGCACACTTATGGTTCGATTTACCTCAACAGTTAAGGCTTCTACTTCCCCCATGCACCTCACCCAGCCCAAGACTGTATGAGGTCTGACAAAGAACTTCCTGACACTTGAAAACGAGGCAACGGCTAGGGTTTCTCGTAGGGCAAGGATTGAATACGAAGCCTGTATATTGCTCCGCAAACGCTGCTGAGGGCAGTTTAAATGTTGGGCGTTTATGTAGCCTTTCACTCACCAGCATGAGTTCAATGTCTGTGAGTTACCGACAACAATATAAAGGGGGTGGCATCATCATATATCCAAGCTAGAGTCAAATCCTCTAACTGGTTTTATGATCAGTGTCAATTGTTTGATTATTGAACGTTTACGAAGCAGCACGGGAGCCATATAACTAATGGGCAGGTATAAGCCTGTATCACGAGGAATCAGTATAATGGCTGATGATAAGACCAAAATCGGTACCCCTGACAATGATTTAATAAGTATCAAACAGGATTACGAGAGACGTGATTGGGCTGAAAAGTTTGGAGTTAGCGAGGCCAAACTTGTTCAAGCCGTACAGGCTGTAGGTCATTCGGCTAAGAAAGTACAGGCATGGCTTAAAGACCATTAATATATGAGCGCCTTTCTAGGCGCTTTTTTCTTTGTCCTTTGGGAGATGATTTATGGCTAATAATTTATTTATTACTTACGACCTCATTAAAACGAAAGATTATGCGGCTGTGTATGATGCAATTAAATCTTTAGGAAATTGGGCTTTAACAACTGAATCGAACTGGTATGTTAACTGTAGTTACTCTGCCGAGGATGCAGCCAAAATTGTGAGGGCGGTCATGGATAGTGATGATAAGCTTATTGTTGTAGACGCAACCAATAACTCAGCTTATTGGTACAATCTCTCAGATGAAGTTAGTAACCAAATTCTGACTGAGTGGAACAAGTAATTAAAGGGGGTGGGTAGCCCCCTTTAATTCAGAAACTATCATTACTGGGTTAATTCTTTCATCTTTGCTCCCTTGCTATATGTCCTGAAAGCGTCCTTTTTAGCCTTCTGCTCAGTATGTCCGGTAATGGCACAGAGCGGACTGCCAGATTAGGCTTTACTCTGTGCCATAGATATGTAATCTCACACCAGAGCTTATACAACTTATTGCGGCATTTCCGGCCATTCAGGATTTGCAGGATCCACACGACTGACCAAAACGCTGTAGCGTTCCCAAGCCTCCAGCCGTGTGCGCTCCTCCTCTGTTGCCATATTCAGCCTGACAGCGCGCTCCAGCGGCAAAATCACGGATTCAGCATCTGCAAGAAGTCTGGCTTTCCGAATTTCTGCCTGCTGTTGTAATTCCTCTGCCGTATAAATGCGTTTAATCACTTTGCCGTCCTTAAACATCCAGTTCCCTGAAATGTCCGCCCGTCGGTTAGCAGTAATATCCGGCACTTCAACAACACTTAATCCATCCGGTCTGATAGCTGTCACATCCTTTTCTACATAGCGGATAATATTATCTTTGTCGTACGCTATTTTTATCGTGTCATCAGCAAAATACTTTTGTTCTTCGTACCAGTTCTTACCATCTTCTGTAAAAAACCAGACAACATCAAAGTCCTTTGTCAATTGATATTGTTCAACCGTTTTTGGATTACCTGCCGTTATATTTATCAAATGCTGCATAAATTATACCTGCGCCACGTTGTACCATGTCCCGTTAATGTATTTCTGAACCGGTCTGTAATATACGCCACCAATGTTATCGGCAGAGTTTGAGCCGGTATCCTGAACAATAATGCCGGAATATACACACCCGGACGGTGCCTGATGTGTCCATGTCATGCCATTGTTCGCAGGTTTGTATGTGGCAGCACCACCAAGCCGGATATCCCGGACATAGCGTGAATCAAAATTACTATAGTTAGATGGTGATACCTGCCCGTTAACAGCAAAAGTGATGCTGTTATCTGTATTTCTCTGACTGTAAAAATGCCAGCCTGCATCATCACCTAATTCAGCCACCACCGGACGACTTGCGTTTCCCCACAAATTGAATGCGGCTTCCTTCGTGGATGTATTGCTGCTGCTGACCGTGAACTTTTTCCCGCTACCGGCACGTACTTTGGTACTTGAGGCAATATCACCAGTAACACTCAGGCCATGCCCCATTGACACTCCGCCATTAGCGTTATTGATAGTCAGCGGCCTTAAACCGTTCCATGTCCCAAATTTATCACCAGAGGCCGTCAGCATTAAATATGTGCTGCCACCATCATTCCTGATAAAGAATCCATAATTGCCATAAGCAATGCGCAGACCATTAGCACTGAGTAGACTGGCCCCCTGAATCTCCAGACAACCAGTATCACTTAAATAAGTGATAGTCTTAATACTAGTTTTTAGACTAGTCATTGGAGAACAGATGATTGATGTCTTAGGGCCGGAGAAACG